CAAATTCGGTCCCACAACTGATGCTGTTTGAGAAAATGAGGGCGTTCGCCTTCTATATTTTTATACATCCCAACGAACCAATACCCCTCGTTATATCGCGGCTTGCTCACACTGAGGATAGGCCCAAAGTCACCATCTATAGCCATCCATTTGAATTGCTTTTTGTAGTCTTCCGTGGCTTTACGGTTATTGAAAATCCCCCGCGCGTGGTTGACCGTGAACCAAAGAGACAGCACGAAGATTCCCCATTTCCCTGCTTGCCAAGATGTATACCACCAGAGGGGTTGACCACAGATAGCGACACAGAACCCGATCATTCTCCACTTGCGGTCCTTCGACGCAAACATGGCGATTGATGACCCGCTGATAAGCAGGATTGCTGCCTGCATAATATGTTCAATCATTTACTTGTCCTCGGAGTTGGTTGTATAGGTTTAGATTTCGAGCTTGGCCCTTATTTGTTCTATCGAGCCGAACAAATTGCCATGGCCTGCGAGTCCGGCACGACGAAAGAGTTCGTGTCCCAATTCTGTCAGTGCATCTCGAACTTTTGCCCTTTCGTCTTCCGGTAAGTCGTCAAGATATGAGTCCTGAAAACACTCGTTTCCGAGAATGGCTACAGCCAGTTTTTTTGCATTTCGTTTGTTCATCGCTCTTGATCTCATGTAGGTTTAGAATTGCTCTATGAACTCTTCCAAGGTTTCACCCATTGATCCATAGACCGTCCCGGAAGTAGGATCGATTGCCGCTATACATTCCGGCTGATCTGCTACTACTTCATGCTTGTAGATATCGTCCGCAGACCCACCACACGAAACAACTATTGTGCTTCCGTCTGGAAAGTCTCCTTTGTAGGTAAACGAGTATTTATAATACCTCTCAAAGACGACCTTAGTGCTTCCGTATTTCTTCATAAATTCTTGCTGTGTCATTTCAATCTCCCTGATGATGCTGAGTCAGTTTAGTTTGTTATCGATCGAGCAATAGCGTAGGTGGCGAAAGGGTCTTGGCCGTTCCCAAGACATTTAAGTCTGTCCATCCTATCGGGACACCCATCAGATACTCGAATTGCTCTGGCATAATCTTCCCCGCCCCGAACGCTTTTACGTAATTTCTGCAACATCGATGCTTCTGCATAGACGGTGCTACAAAGTTTGCGGTGCATGTCGGCGTGTGCAACAACCCACCAACGGCCTCTTTTATGGTCAGCCCCGAATTGAGAAGAGCTAAGATGGAAGACTTCTGTTCCGTATCCAAGTTCTCTGAGGCCGCTTGCAACGGAGTCAACTGGTTTTCTGTTGACGTTTTCCCCGATAACAATTCTTGGCTTGATTTCTTTGGCGAGTCTGACAAGTTCATGCTTCCTATCTTTTGATTGTATGTTAGCGCCATGCGCAGCACTTGAAAAAGGCTGGCAAGGGAAGCCACCAATAAGTATATCAACTTGTGGCAGTTCGTACCCGTTCAACTCGGTCACATCTTCATACACCTTCACACCGGGCCACCTCAATGCAAGCACCGACCTAGCAAACGGATCAAGCTCGCAAAAGAACTCGTGTTCAAATCCGGCCCATGTAAGGCCCAAGTCTCCAAGGCCAGCCCCGCTGAATATGCTTCCTACTTTCATGATATGCCTATTGCGGAACAGTTTATGCCGTGAAATAATCGGCAACCATGTGCCAATCAGTTACAACCTGGTTTTCGACATCTCCCCAAAGATAATGTGGGAATGTGTACCCCAGATGCTTGATGCCGAGGGCTATCGCCTTTCGTGCCATTTCTCTGTCGTTGAAAAATTTACTCATGCTCCACCTACTGCTGATCAGTTGTCGCGTAGTTCTATCAAAACGTTTACGTTGTTTCTGTTAATATACCCTAGGCACATAGTTTAATCGTTGTCAACCACAAATTACAATTTAATTTCATCGGCTGCTGCCATGCTGTTGGCCCTCATTTCTGCGTTACGCAATTCACGGGCTGCGACCTCGTCGCGAGCCTTGCGCTGTTCAGGTGTAACGTGTGCCCAACCATGCACAACACGAACATTACGTCCTTCTAGAGCGTAGTCCATTTGCATGCCGTCAGGGTGCACCATTCCTATAGGTGCCTTTGCCTTGACTATGCGGGCTGTGCGTAAGTGCGTATCTTTATTATAGGCGATTGACACCATGAGACGAGTACGATGCTGAGTGAACCCGCCACCTATGCCGAACTCATTGCCAGACTTCTTTTGCAAACATACAACCGTGACTCCACCAAAAGAGGCTTGGTGAATCTTGTCTAGAAGCCCACCGATGAGGTAGAAGTTGTCATGCACTTCCAGGTAATCAATGATAGTCAGCCGGTTAGGCTTGATGACAGAATGGTAATCCTCATAGCGCTGGTAAGGGTGTATGCCGTCCCAAGTTTCCTCTCTGTCTATCTTCATAACTCTGCCCTTAAATTCTGGTGGTGAGAACTCACATGTGAAATAGTCAATATCAGCATATGATCCACCGTTGACGGCTAAATTATCATGTGCAATACGCAATGCGAGCTCAGATTTACCAGAGTTTGATTCTCCAGCTAGCACTATTACATTCTGCTCAGAGATAGTACATAGGTTGTTAAGCCCGAGCGGCAACCGGATAGGTATCGGCTGATCCTTAGCGTTACGCCAATCCATCTCAACTAGGTCTTTGTCAACCTTTTTAAACGTGCCGTGTCTATCACCAGTTGGCTCGATTATTCCAGACTCAACAAACTCGGCTAGTAGATCGTTTCGTATGGAGGCTTCCATGAAACCAGTTTCCTGCCCAAACACATAGCCAGTGAATTGACCGTTAGTCTCTGCCACCCATTTTCTAGCACCTTGTATTTTCTGCAATACGTCATGCTCATTAGTACACGATGTCATTTTTTACCCTCCATTCCAAAACGCAATAGCCGTATTTCCATCCACGGTCAAGGTCTTTATTACCAATAAGCTGGCCTACGATAGACGCCGTGCTGCCGCCCTCCAATGAGGCGAGCGTGAACCTGCTTTCATCACCACCCGTCATTTCAGCCCATAATAACCCGTGAGACAACTTTCGTACACCAGCCTTAGCCATAGACCTAATTGTTCTAAAAATGCCATACGCGTAACGTGATGGCATAAATACAGTGAAGTCCATGTGCGTTGATAGATGTGGAAAACTGAATACTAGATTTAGACAGTCTTCACGCAACCTGGAATTGGTGTAGTATTGGTCTTGGCATAACTTTTCAAAAAAGGTCATTACATACCACCTGTAAGTTCTCGCTTCATGGCCGTGTATATGTTGTCAAACTTAATCTCTCCGTTCCTGGCCTTCTTATTCAAACTGCCAATCGACCTCACCTGGTCCGTCCAAAAACTATCATTGATAGCCCACTTAATCACCTTGTCAACGGCAACCTTATCATAGCCCTTCACGCGGATCAAATTATCGAGCGTGACGGCCCCTGCTGATATGTTGTTATTCGTGATGCGGACAATTTTACCTAGCTCGTCCTGCCTACCTTGTAAGAAGTCCAATGAATAGGTTAGGTACTTATCCCATTGTTCCTCTTCGCAAGCCTTCGGGCGTTTCTTCCATAGCTGTGGCGAGGAGTTGGCAAACTCGTCGTAATAGATATCTGTGTCTTTGTCTGTATCTATCTCTGTATCGGGTTCGTGTGGGTTAGACTGGCCCCCACTTGAACCCACTGGGTTAGACTGGGTTCGCTTGGGTTTACCACCCAACTTGCCGTTATCCCTATTTCTTTTACACATAGCCATCCATTTGTCGTAATCACGATCCAAATTAGCTTGCACCAAATCCCATGCCAACCACAGTGATTCGTCATCAAATGATGGTTCTTTTTTCTCGTCAGCATACTCCACCATAGCCAGAAAAAACTTGCCGCGTTTCTCGTCCGACATGCGGCGAAGCATCTTCAAACTGTCGAAGTAAACTAGAAATGATTTACGGTCTGCCATAACTAACCACCCTGACCTCAAGGCCGTTCTTATTAGCCAAGTCAATCATATGCTTCGTCCCACGGCTTTCCCCATCCCAAAATGCAACAAGAGCATCGGCATACTCTGCCATTTCAGCATTACGCCTATACCCAGCAGATTTACCGTATTTATCCCAATCAGCCGGGAATGTAGAAAATGGGTAATTTCTATCATTAGCATAGTGTTGACCGAGCATGTCGGCACCTCTAGCGCAACCAGAAACAATTTCAACTGCTTCCTTGTTTCGCAACAGACTGTCTAGTGTTCTTGTCATTTTTGATATATCACTAAAATCTCTACCGCCAGCCACAATCACTTTAAACATAACTACCTTCCAAAACGAAAAAGTCCCTATTGGTGCTCAACCGCCCGCTTTAATGGGCCACCAATAGAAGACTTCTTCTAATATATGTTGCTACGCCGGGGTTGAGTTCCAGCTTTCAACGCGATTTGATTTAATACTTATACATTTTCTCTAGACTCTTGTCAACTCTTTTCTGATCTTTCTCTCATTGGCGCTTTTCGCATCGTGACAGCTACGACATAAAACCTGTAAATTGTCAGCCTCACAATATAGACGAGCTATGCACTCACCCCAGGAATCAAAACCCGTAAGAGGGACAACTGTGTTAATGTGATCCACAACGGCATTATCCTTCCGCTTGCCATCAACCTTGATACTCGCTGGAACTTCCTCTCCACAACCTGCACACAAATACCAACCTCTACGAATCCACGCAGCCTTTTTCACTTGGTTCTTAACAGGCCAACGCATTGATGCTTGACGCAAGGCCGAAAAGACAAAGGCCCTGTAACGGGCCTCTGTCCATTGACCATTGTTATATGGTTTTGGTTTACTCATTAGAATGCAGGGAGGTCATCCATCTTCTGTTGCTGCTGTGGCGCTTCCATGCCCTCAACACGATCTGCCCAGCATGACCATTGCGGCTTGTCCTGCCAAGTTTTGTAGTCGAACCGGCCCCATACCTTAAAGGCGTCTCCTTTCGCCAGTGGGATGGTAATGTTAGTTTTAGGCGTTACCATAATATCAATCCACACGTTTGACCATTGGTCTGTCTTCTTGTCCTTGAAGCCGATAGAGCAAGGCACAATTGTTCCCCAGTTGAATTCCTTCGGCTCATTGGTCACCTTGCACCGCATACCGTGCAAATGCATACCCCATAATTCATCACTCATTCTATTCTCCTACTTGTTTAACATTGGCTCTACAGACTCAATATCTGCAACCTGCTTAGACAGGACATCAATAAACTTGGTTGCCTCTGCCTTGGTTAGTTTGGTTGTGCTACTAATAGCTCCATGCCCAGGATAGGCATTGGTCAGCCAAGCATTCAACTTGGTCAATCTCTCATCATCAGAAATGCCGGGGTAAATCTTGTTAACAAGTGTCATGATAGCCTTGATCTGCTCCTTAGACACCATTACGGGTGACTTTGGCTTAGATGGGGCTGGCTTCGCCTGTGGCGCATTTTCAGTGCTGTCGGCGTCCTTTGTATCATCTATGCAGAAAAGTCCGTTTAGGGCGTATTTACGGGCGTATGACGATGCACTGCCGGTAATCTGGCTATCGTCCATGCCCTTACGTGTTACAGCTTCCCTTGCCCACCCACTACAAGCATATGCCAGACCATCAACGTTAGTAAGAAGGGCTGTTGCTTTCACATAGTTTGATTCACCAACATTGACCACTTCATCTGTCACGAGCAGGAAACATTCCCGATCTGCACACAGCGGCTTGACGGCCTCAAGGATATCCTCGCAGCTTCGGTAGTTGTAATTACCAAAATTGTTACGCTGATTCTTTGGAGCCTTCAGTAATTTCTGAATCTCTATCAATTCCTTCATTGGAACCTCCTTTTCCTATTGCATACCAATAGCACCGCCATTTGTCAAGGGATAAAGAAAAGTTCAAATAAGTTTGAATTAGTTGTTGACAAGCTTTTAAATCTGTGTGCAAGGTTATTTCAACACTCTCCGTCTGTTCGGGGAAGCCTCTTTTAAAAGCAGGCACGTTAGAGCGAAGGAACAACGGGATCGCCGCCTGTTAGCACCCCTTGGCCGGGGTAAGTGCCTGATGATTGGCACACTGGAAGGGCAGGTTGTAGGCGGTCCCAGTTCCGGGCAAATGATAATAACACAGTTTGGATGGAGGGTGCTAAGATGAGCGAAGACCAATGGAGAGAAATAGCGCTAGGTTTACAGCGGCGCGTTGATAATTTGGAGCGTGAGTCCAGCATGGGGCATATTGCCATCGGGAGCGAGTTGTTTGAAACCAAGAAAGAGAACGATGACCTTCGTCATATGTGTTCCGAGTTGGCAAAAAGTTTGAGGCCGTTTGCCAATTATGCATGTGATCCGGAAGGTTCGGATATCTGCGAGTGCCACAACTGCATGGCTGAAACAGTCCTGACGTTATATGATGATCTTGTCGCTAACTACACAGACTAAGGAGCTTTGAAGATGCCATCGACTTTTGATTACCATGCAATGAGGACCAAGGAATATATTGAAAAGGCAATGATGTCCTACACTTTATCAGGCATGGCGGACAACCTTGACAGGGCTTGGTCGTTTGCTGGGATGGCCTTAGATGTCTCGACGTCTAAGAAGGAGAGGGACTTCGTGTCTATCCTGATAAGAAGGATCGAACGTGTTAACAACTAACAAGACAACAGAAGGGGGATGATATGAGCAAGCACTCGCCTGGACCGTGGCATTTTGACAAGGAAAATAATGGCTTTCATGGGTACGACAAGCACAATGGGATTATGGACAATGAAGGGAGGTCTATTGTCGAAGTGCCGCACCAGTACAGTTTGTCCGCCACCCCATCAACACCACTACCTTGGGAAGCCAACGCCCATCTGATAGCCGCCGCGCCTGACATGCTTGAGGCTCTTGATTGGTGCTGCAAGAATATGTGTCCGAACAGGAAAGACGATTTCTGCAAGGAAGTTTGCGAGATCAAAGCGACGATAGCCAAGGCCGAAGGCCGTACCACTTAAAATAAGGAGTCTCGCATGCAATCTTTTGAGTTGACAGTGTTGGCTTGGTTGTGTTTAGGTGGACCAACAACAGCGTATATACTAGTAAGAGTGTTTAAGACTCTAATGAAGGTACGCGAAATGAACAACCATTGCAAAATAGGAGAATGACATGTCTTACATCGAAGAAGACCCTTGTACTGGTGAAATCAGAGTGAATGGTGGTAGCTGGTGTAGCTCAATTGAAGAGTACTGCTGCGAACGAGAATACTATGCAGAGCTGAAGCGTGATGTTGAACTTGAAGATGCCTATGAGTTGGAACTCCTTGAGGCGAAGCAGATGGAGGGAGTGAAGTGATGTATTCACAAGAGAAGGAACTCATCATACAGGAAATAGAAAAAGCCCTATTGAGGGCTTACGAGGCTTGTCGCGACAACATTGATACCACTGAAGACCTAGCCGGATTTGTTAAGAATAAGTGCCAGGAGGTGCGCTACATAGAGCGTGATGAGACTGAACAGACTAGGCGTGGTGACTTCACTAATGGATCATGTCCATCATTCCCTGACGTAGGGGCAAAGGGGGAGAAATGAGAGCCTACATATGCACCTTCACAATAGCCGTTGCCATTATAGTAGCGGCTATTATCAACGGGCCTGTTAACCACGAATGCCAATGGAATGAATCTCGTATACAAATGATAGAGGCGGCAACGCTGGAAAACGCTGCCACCTCTATATATCAAGATACTAGAATATCATCTATTGAAAGTTGCGTTACAGAATGGAACGACTTATTTAGAACTTTATATAAATAGTTACATTAGCTCCATAGAAGTCTGATTCCATGTGCTGACAATGAATCACCATTTGGTGTTTCTATCCTCCAGCGTACACTAGTGCCGGATGGTTGTCCAGAGACATCTGCATCGCCTATCACAACTTTTACCGTACCGCCAGACATGACTGATTCTGTTAACGTGGCAGCTGTCCAAGTTGTTCCGTTGTCCCTGCTGCATTTTATAACAAAATCTGTATTCAATGTAAGGCCAGATGTTTCTGCCTTACACAAGGCTCTTATGCTGTCTGGCTCTGAGCTAGCTGTATAAGCCACGGACCACCCATCTGATGTACCACTAGATACGTCTATTCTAGAAGTCCAAGAAAGGAAAGGCCAACTAGTGAAACCGGCCACTGTTTGCTGGTCGTATGAATTAGTTGCCGCTTTAAAGTACGACAGGGCTGCGGCACCATAGTATGTCGGGGCCGTGTTAATATCCAAAATAACAAGGTAGTCCTTTGTTTCATCTAGCGCATACACCAACGGGTCAGACGTTATAGTCTGGCTACCGCCTATAGAAAAACCAGAAGCTCCACTGAATTTAAGTTCTGTAGGAGTTGTGGTGCCATCGTCTGTTGACCCACTCCTCTCTACTATGCTAGCATTATCCACAGACAACCCGCTTCCAGGTGAGCTGAATGTGACTCTAATTGTCCCACCAGATATGCTTATATCTGACGCAGGTATAACACCCCTGTGTGAGTACCCATTATGAGATGAACCGGTGGTAGTCGGTGTATAAGCCCACGCCTGAGACGAAGATGTTTGCAGTACGCCGCCTGATACTTCAACTGAGGTTGAACTCCCAAGGTCTACTCCAGTATCATCCTCAAATTCGTCAGCCATGCCATCTGGTAAATTTAATCTTGTTGCAGAATCAGTTGCTAGATGAGCAAGGGTCAAGTATGAAACTATGTCATTATCAGCCCCACCACCAGCCAGAGCATCTATCGCCTGAGATGTCCTGAGTGGAGTCATAACTGTTGTGTTGTCAGTGCCTGCTTCCGCTTGTGCTTGTGATGAAAAGTCAGAGGACCTTAATATGCTCGGGTCGTAAGCCTCAACGTCCACGCCGATTTCAGTGTCCATAGCCTGCTGTGCTGTAGACGCATTAGAGGCCAAAAACACAGCATCGCCAACTGTTCCGCTTCCCAGTGTTGTACGTGCTGCCCCGGCGTTACTAGTAGTGAACAGATCAAGGCCAACAGATGTCCCGCCAAGATTGGCTAAAGCTGTTGCATTACTGGCGAGTCCACTAAGGTTGTCAGCCTTGAACATATCGCCCTTTGTACCAATATCAGTGTTCGCCTGTGATATAACATCATCGATAGCATCACTGTTTTTAGTAATCGCCTCTTTAACGGTATCGCCACCAGGAACCGAAGGGTCAAGGACTGTTCCAGAATCTCTAGTTATTGTCATTATTTACCACCATACTGTTCATCTCGTTGTGTAGCCCTAAGTGCTGCCATTTTAGCAATAGCCGGGATTTGTTCAACCGGGGCTGTGGCCCCACGCCTCATGGCAATAGCAAGCCTTGATTTTACCCTTGGGTTGCTCAATATGCCCCTAGCTCCAATAACGGCTGCTAGTGTGAGTGCTTCAGAGGTTCTGCCGAATGAGGCTAGTGTTCCAACACCAATACCGCCACCCGTACCAACCAGATAGTCACCAAGGCCAAATATATTGTTTTTACCAATTCTAGAGGATGCGTCCTTAACCACTTCATCGAGCATTTTTCTGACTTGAACATCTTTATTAAGCTCCTTCAATCGTGGGTCCATCTTTTCAAGTGCACGCCTCATGCCGTCTTCAAGGGTCATTTTTGCTGTCTCTAAATTGGCACCTTTTTGTTTCCAATCTGTCGTTTTTATCTCGGAAGAGGTTGCCCTCTTAATTTCTAACAGCTCGTCAGGGGTAAAGACTTCACCATACTTTTCCATGAAGTCTTTTGCCTCGCGCATTATTACACTTTGTTTTGCCTTTGTACCTGCGGCCTTACTTAGCCGCTGGACCTCTGGGTAAACGCCCTCAAATATAACATCTTGTCGTGGCAGCACAACTCCAGATTCAGTAGCCTCTCTAGCTATTCCTGTAACTTCCTTATGCGGAGCTTCCCACAAGTCCTGTGCTGCCTCTGCACCGCTAGCACCAAGAAGACCCTTCTGGGTGGGCATAATCTTCTGTCTAGCTGCCTCTTCAAATATTTGGGGTTCACCACCTTGGAACTTCTTTGCAGGCTTGGCTACGCTAGTCCACATCTTTTCGGGTAATGCCGTGCGTCCAAGCAATCTGCCGGGGGCGGCTGCTGTTTGATATGCTATATTGAGCGGGTCAACCCTAGAGGCTATCTGTGCGGCCTTTGCGACTTTGCCCAACTTGGGTACTTTGGCGGCTAACCCTGCCCCGCCACTAAGGACCATCGATGCGTCAGAGAGGATGCTAGCAGGCTCATTAATCATGGCCTGTTTGAATCCAGCCATTGATCCATATTTGTTCTTGTAATAGTCTGAAAGAGCCATGAAATTGGACCTGTCCTCTGGAGTGGACTGTATCGATGGGTCTTGACCAAATGCTCCCTTCATAAGGCTATAGATGCCTTGAACGGATTCTATAGGGCTAGCTAATGCTTTGCCCATCATCACAACCTCATTATAAACGCCTTCAGGAAGTCCAGTGACAAAGCCCTTTGCGGCCTCACCCATTGTCGGTTCTGTAGGTTGAGCCTGCGGTGGTTGCTGAACTTGTGGCTGTGCCTGTGTAGACGGACCACCACCGAATTGTTTCCTGAGAACAGAAGAGATGTCGGCATCGCTCATGCTGTCAGGGAACTCAGCTTCAGTCCCGTCTGGTAATCCAATTATTTTAGCCATTATTCGACCATGCCTGTTTCTGGATTATATACTTTCCGTTTGGTCTGTCCTTCCTCGCCTATCGATGGACGAACAGAGGCAGGTTTGCCATGAACAATCTGGTTGTAAACTTCGTTAACATACTCAAGGTTTGACACGAATTGTTCTTCTGATTGTGACTGCTTGAGACTTCTCATTGAACCAGTTAACAGCGCAAGCTCCCTCTCGGAAACCTGACCGAGTGCGCCACCAGTTTTTGATGCATCACGCATTTGCTGCAACCTATCAAAGCCTATATTAGCCTCAATTGATGTTATGGTCTGCTGCAAGTCATGGGCAGGAGTTCCTGGGATATTAGCCGAAGCCGCGCCCCAGAACCCGGTAGTAGGCATTTCAGACTTTTTAACCAAGTCCATAGCCCTGTCGATGCTAGAGCTAACAACATCGGCATACACGCCCTTGACCTTCTTGCCCGTCTCTTCAGCCTCTTCAGCCGCCGTAACCTTGGCAGCTTCCGGGCCGCCTGGGATTGGTTCTATACCGGTTGGTCTGCCCTGTTGGTCAAATGTGGGCTGAAATCCAGAAGGAATAGATATTTGATATTGATTAGATGGACGCTGCTTACTCTGAAGGAATCCAACATATTCCGCTGGAGACTCCGGGTCACGTCCATAAAGTGACTTGAACTCTGTGAGACCAGCTGGAGCTTTTGGTGTAGCTGTCACCTTTTCAGCAAACATTTTAGCAGACCCAGGGGTAAACCTTTGAGCGAACTTCTCCTGCTGTTCCGGTGTACCTTCAGCATACCACGGGACTGTGGACAAATATCCTTTAGTCTGCTTCAGCTCTTTGGCTGCCTCTCTCTCTGGTGCGCCCATTTGCCAATCATGTTGCTGTTTCTGCATCGCATCTAGTACTTTTTGACGTTCCTCAAGAAGACCTGTACTCCTAGACAGCTCACGCCTACCAGCTGCCTGATTATATGCGTCCATAAAGCTTCTAGCCCCTGCCCCAAAGCCCATGCCGCCGTAATCGCCTAAAAGTGCCATATTAACCCCCAAAGAGGCTGCTAAAGTCGCTGCCTAAACCGCCGAATGTCCAGCCCTTATCACCGCCGTAGCTGCCTAGCAAACCACCGCCTATTGCACCAAGTCCAGACCACATCCCAGCGGTATTAGCTGCTTCCGCCTGCCTAGCCGCTGCGTCAACCGCCGCCTGTGAACTCATACCGGCAGCTGACATTGGTGTGGCCTTGCCAGCGAATCCAGAATACATCTCATATGGCTCAAGCCTTGTCTGTTCAGCTAAAGCCCTTTCTTGTGCTTCATAAGCTTCACGTCTCGCCGCCTCTTGGTTGGCAAAATCAGCCTGTTGCTGTGCTTGACCATATTCCCAGCCAAATTTCTGACCGCCGTATTGCTGTGCTCTCTGGGCCTCTGCAAGGTCAGCAGCATAACGAGACTTCTCCTGTTCCTGCTGCATCTGCATAGCTGTAGTGTCTGCACCGAGCAGACCGCGCCCGTAAGCCTCTCCAGCCCTTGCAAGCGTGTCGCCGTGCATACCATAGCCTCGGCTACCCATAAGGCCGGTTGTGCCCATCTGTGATTGAATGTCACGTAAATTCTGCTGGTAGGCTTGAGTGACAGGCTGACGAGCTTGCTGCTGATAATCAGCCCAATCAACACCGCTTGTCTGATAAGGGCTTACCCCCTGATACTGAACCCCGTAGTCCATTTGGACAGGCCCTGTGCGTTCGCCATAGGCTGGCAATGCTGTAGGCTTTCCAGCGACCTCGCCGATCTGACCGTAGGCCTTTTCTAATGCTTGTGATGCGTAATCAACCATTTTCTATCTCCAGTTGACAGTGAGTAAAATATATGTTTATGATATTAAAAAGTGAGGTTGTCATGATTCAGATTATTATCCCGTTTCTATTAGTGTGGACGCTATTAACAGGGTGTGCTGTGACTAATTATCAAGACGCATCGCCATTGAGGAAGGAGGGAATCAAGCAAGAAGTTTTTGATGCCATAGTTTTGACAGTGATTGAGGAATTGACTAGACAAGGTAACCTAATCGATATAGATAGTCTTTGTCGGTAGATTCGCCAAAATCTGTAACCGGTGTTGCGCTCGGTGCGGTTATACCTGCATAACCAAGGTCGGCGGCTGTCTGCATGGCCCCGGTCATCTGTCCAAGTTGTGTTGCCCCAGGAATACCAGCAAGACCCATAGCCCCAGTTGCGGCCTTGCCTCCGAGTCCACCAAATCCACTTGGCTGCATTTCTTTACCAACGGTAGACGCACCTAGTCCAACGCCACGCCCAACACCTATGGCAGCTTCTGGACTTCCTGTATATCCGTATGTTGCCTTGGCCGCCATTTCTGCAACACCTGGGGCAAGCATTGATATGGCAAATCCTGGCCCCATAGGACCATATCCGGCAGGAGTCAACGCTCCTGTTTCTGGATCAACCGTGACATGTCCGGCCTCTTCAAGGCTGGCGGCTACTTCGTCCATACTCTGAACGTCATTCTCTCCACGCCCCATTCCAAACATACTGCCAAGCAGACCGCCACCATGATGAGATGATCGCATACCTGATACATTATATCCCTTGTCCTCAAGTTCGCCTATTCTGCCTTGAGACAGAAGCCCTAAATCCTTTGCGTATTCATGAGGGTTTGGACCCATCCTAGAGGCTATCTGCCTACCAACTGCGGCCTCTGTTGCACGTCTCATCTGAGCTTCTGTGGCAAGCCTGTTCTGTAAATTCTGATAATCAATTGTAGCATAATGCCTAGCGACTCCTGGGGCTGATGTACCCATCATCATGCCACCAATGTTGCCGCCTAAAAGACCGCGCTGCATCTGCGGAGTGAACCTGCTAACCCTTGGGTCACTAAGCTCTGCTACCTTTTCACTGGCACCCCATGAACCTCCACTCGGAGTTGATGCCGATCCCATAGCCTTATCAAGGGCTGATTTAGAGCCATAACCGCCCCAAGAAGAGCCGCCAGACCAACCACTACCACCTGAAGAGCGACCACCAGCTTCACTCGCCGACCCAGAAATACCACCACCCCACACCATATTAGCCTCCTAGCGGCCCTTCAAACTCAGTAGAAATATAATCAAGTTCGTATCCGACCCCATCGCCTGCCCACTCTATTTGTATACCGTTTGAACGAGGGCCACCCCACAAACTCTTAGCAAGTGGCTGTGACCCATCAGCCCCTAGAAGTTCTGTCGCTTCACCTAGAAGACCGTCAGCAAGTCCAAGTAGGGCAATGCCGTCCTCAATGGCGAATGTGCCTATATCACGCTCTGTCGTCCCATCAGAAAGAATAGCCTTCAATGTAATATTACCACCCAAAAGTGGTGTCAGATACATTGTGGAGCGTCTAAGCTTAATATCGTATCCTCTATTGATGACACGCTTGGTGCGGCCATATGAACCAATGTTTTTCTCTGTGCCACCTTGCGTCAATTCGTCCGTGGCTGTAGTCTTGCTCTCGTCTAGCTTATAAAGTATACCATCTTCAGAGAATAGGTAAATAGTCTCATCAATGGTAGTCACTGAATTGATAATTAGGTCTGCCAGACGCCAAGGACACCAGCCGTTGTTCCGGGGAAAATATAAATATTGCTGTGGGTGATTCTCAATGAGCAACATGAAAGCTGTGAGGGTTGGAAGGTAGGTTATTTCACTGACCGTTGCAGAGAATGATTCGAATGTTTTGTTAATCCGATCACCAAAAATAGGGTTGCTCTGCAAATCGCCATATTGGTCTGTTGGTTCAACACGTTTTATTCCTGTTTCATCAAAGAAAAATACGCTATTAGACGTTGTTAGGATGCCGTGTGCGTTCTGGGCGGCTTCTTTGTTAACAAATGGGTCAGATACGCGCCAATTGGAGCGGGTTGTGTCAGTTACATCAACTAGCCTAAGTTGGTATTCACCCTGCTCATTGTTGGCCTTTGATACGACAACAGCATTGCCGCCTGGAGCGATGGTCAGAGCATTTACAGACAGACCGTCACCAAATCCAGCTTTGATATAGATAGCACCGCTGCCCTGGTCAAAGTCTGTACCGGTAAACTCAGCTGTAGATATAGCAACCTCATCAGCATTGCTAGAATTAGCCCACACAGCGTTCCTAGCCTCTATGAGGGCTGTGCACCCTGCGGGGCTGTTGGAAAGCGTTCCATACGTGCTACCGTCCCAATAGCGGATAGATGCTCCACCATCCGCAACCAGCAAGAGACCATTGAAAGTAAGAAAGCTAGGCTTAACAATATCGTCTGTAAGGCTACCTATCTCTGTCCATGCTGGTGTAGTGTCAAGAACGGCCTTGGTCATGTAGTATAACTTGCCACCGCTAGCACACACCATGTATTGAGTGGTTCCGTTGTAATACGACACACCCTTTAGGATGGGCGTTGACAGGCTGTTTGCATCAGATGTGCAGGCGGCCATAGGCCATCGTGTTGTCAATCGTCTCGTCTGTCTCGGATAGAACATATTCATTGACCGAGCCAACTCTGTTCCCTTCAAGTCAATTGGGCTAAGTGAGTAATTTACCCCCTCAACAGGTGAGAACTCGGCTGTTGATATGTTGCCTTTTCTTCGTTGTCTGCTCATAATTAGTAGCTATTCCATGAGTTCTCACTAGGAAAGAAGCCTTGAGTAGTCGCGGCCGTGGGTTCTCCATTGCCAAATATGTCTAAATAGTCATCAGAAATATTAGCCAAGAGTCGCAAGTCCCACTGTAAATCTTTTTCATCAATGTTCTTACATCTCAGTGCCACATATTCAGCGATTGGTTCGTCCATCTGTCCAGACCAAGGCATGTTGGTACTACCAAGGTTGGATGTGGTCCAGCCACTCGTGTCAATGAAAGGCCAATAATAGAACCTGAGATTAACAATGCTCTTAGGCATGTCAAACACTTCAATGTTTGCCCCCCATATACGCCAGTTGGTTGTCTCTGTGGCACTAATCATGCGCTCCCATTCATCATCATTGCGGAGTATGACAGTCTGCGCCCAACCTGTTTTATCATCGTTCCTGATTCTATATAGACTATCAAGAGCCATATAGTCAGCGGGGAGAGCGTATTGATCTTGGTCGGCCACCGTTGCAAAATCATAGTCAGCCTTGGCAAACTTGACACCAGATTTCATAAGCACCTTAGACATGCGCTCAACAGACTTCTTGATAAGCACAAGCAGCTTTGCGTCTGTCCAACGGGCATCCTGCTCGTCTTCTAGCTCAACCCTTATTTTCTCAGTGAGTGACTCTACTGTACTCATACTTTCACCTTAGAATATGTTGAATGATTGACGAACTTTACGCCTACATCTTTCATCTGTTGAATAGCCCTGTTGATAATGTGCAACTTACTATCTTCTATTCTGGGCTTGAAATATTGTGTACTTTTACCGTTGTTGTAGAAATATATCCCACCGTCTGGGTGGGGGCAAAAGTCTATGCCTATCAAGTGTATCTCTGTACAACCCATCTGGAATGCCGCCGTGATAGCTGTCATGCTAATGGTGTTC